CACTTGGAAATAACATTGGTTTGATTTCATTATCTCTATACTTTGCAACTAATCTATGTGGGAATGTGGTGATATCAATAACCACAAATGCTGAATAGTCTGCACCAACTCCTCTGGCAACGTCAACGGTTGTAATATAATCATGACCACTTTTGACTGGTTCAAAAACATCTAATCCAGCATTTCTCTGAATAGGATTCTCATAGACCAATGTCTTAAGTTTTGATGGTGCAATGAGTGTATCAACAGAGCCTAGGAACTCGCACTCAAACTCAACCTTGAACTGTTGTTCTGATGTGTTCTTAATAGTCTGTTCTTTCCAGACTTCATCTCTACCAGGTACTTGAGACCAATGAACATCAGTTGGTATATAATCATTGAATCCTCTTTCCGCATCATGCCACATACGGTAGAAGTGATTCATACCGTGTGGGGTAGAAACAATGATTACCTTTGTTGATTTACCAGAAGTAATCGTAGGATAAACAGATGCAAAGAATGAGTCTGCAACATGGTTCGGAACGAATGCAAATTCGTCAAGGAAGAGGATGTTAAATGACATACCTCTAACAGCAGAAGCAGATGTAGATGCTGCTAATATCTTACTACCATTCTCTAATTCTAAACTACCTTTGTTCCATGCTAGAATTCCTTGTTGCATCCACTTGGGTAAGTTCTCATAAGCAATCTGTAACCTTCCAAGAAGTTCTCTTGCCGTGGATGCTTTGTTTGCCAGGATACCAATATTAACACTATCATTGAAGATAGCATAATGTAATAGAAAAGATACCACAGTAGTAGACTTTCCAGTCTGTCTTGGCATCTTACAGATATTAAATCTATTTTCGTGAAAGTTCTTTACTAGTTTTTCCTGAAAGTCATACAGCTTAAAGGGTTGAAGACCATGATCCAGAGTCACAATCTGAACATAGTTTTTAGCAAAATAAACTGGATCTTCTTTACATTTAATATATTCTTCAATGTTATCTTGGGTAAACTCAATAGCTGTATTAGCCTTTTTTAAATTTGGATTACCCAAATATATATCAGCATTACTCATAAAAATAATTACCTTTGTTCAATCCAGTTCAATACTGCGAGTACTTTCTTGTTAGTATTAGGTGAAGCACATGCTAAAGTGTATATATCACTGATCGTTCCAATACCACTTCTACCAATTTGTAGTTGTGCTTTTTCATCAATAGGAGTTAGAGCTGCACCACCAGAAATCGTAAATCCACTCAGGACAATATTTCCATCAGTTGTAGCAGTAGCACTTGTGTCGTATTGCATAAAGGAGTTTGGATCTGGATGATCTGTCCAACTTGCACCAGTTAAGGTTGGGTTCTCAATTAATCTCCAATAGACATTAGTATTATCATTCGTTGCTGCTTGTAGAGATCTAATCAGAGCAACAGCACCTAACTGACTAGCTTTCAATCTGAGACTTATAATTGGATAGAATGTATCTGCTGCTGACATCGTAGTCCCTGTAATGGGATTAGCAACACTTTCAAGAATACCAAGTTTCTCTGGTTCACCTTCTTGGATTAGAGAATTAGAACCCTGATAGATGTAATGAGTTCCAGCAACACCAGTTACATTCTCAATCTCAACACGAATTGGTAGGAATGGAGTAGAACACCAAACAGTATCCAAAGTATTTGAGTTCTCAAATGTATGAGACGGAATTGTCTCATTTTTCATTAACCATGCAAACTCAACAATACCAGCACCATACCACTCATAGTTGATGGAAATCATCTGCTGTTTTGTTGCATCAGCAGTGACACCAGTATATCCATTACCATCAAACTTCTCACCATTCCAGTCATCTCTGGTTACTCTTCTTTCACTAACAATACCTGTTGTATTACTACGAATTACATAAGAATATGTCCCACCATCATCCTCAAAATAAGCTCCATTATTATCGTCAAACAATCCAAACCTTCTACGAATACCGACCTGTGGAGTATCAAGACGAATTGCAAATGTAAGACTAGCACTTCTACCAGGAATGTATCTCATTACATTCTTGGTTTGTCTGACTACTTTACTACCAGCAGCAGATCCAACTTCCATTACTATATTACTGGATGATGCATTAAAGGTAGCAGTTGCTCCAACTCCAACTAAACTCTCATCCCAAACATCAGTCTCCTTACCATATTGGAAGGTGTTAAAGAAAACTGACTGATATGGAGCAACTTTTAACCTATTACTATTAGAAAAATTGGGTCTCCAGTCTGTCTGGTTTCCCCAATGATCTGCAATATTATATACCTCAAAGAGACTTCTCTCTTGATTCAAGAAGTCTTGAGTAGTCTTATTCCACTGTGCCATAATTTTCCCACTGTAATTTACCGGGGTGATATCTTCTTACATCACCAAATTTCACTGTTGATTTTTGTTCTACTGGATATACTCTTTGAACAATTGCTCCAGGATATTCACCTTGAAGTTGTTCTGCCAACTCCTGATTAGTTGGTAGTCTTACTGAGTCAGCCTGTTCTAACTGCACTCTGTAAATACTACCCATCCAAACAAAGTCTGCAAGATACTTATAGTTCTCTTCCACCTGCTGTTCTGGAGAAGCAGAATTATCACCACCTACATTGAGTGTTCCATTAAAGTCACCATGAATAGTGACTGATTCCTGTATAAAATCTTTAAAGTCTTTCATATCAACAGTTCCACGCTCTGAGTGATTTAGACAATCTATCATCACCAGTATTATTGGAAGGTTTTTGTCTCTTTCTCATTCCTTTCATTCTTGCACAGAATGACGTTCTTCTTTTGTTACCAACTTTCTTTGAAGGTGCTTTTAGATCAGAACCAGGATTTTCTTTTTCATAAGACTTACGTCCTTTTTCGTTGAGACCACCAGATTTATTCTGACCTTCTTTTTTAGTCCATGCAGCTCCTTCACTCATATCACCACCTTCACCTTCACCTTTATCATGATCCTCATCTTTCATCAGATCCCCGTTTGGCATTACATGATAACCTTTAGGAATTGATTTACATTTTTTAGAGTCATTACAATAGTATTCACCTTTAGAACAACTCTTACTGGATTTATTATATTCCTCAACATGAAGAAGAGATTCGCCTGGTTGATATGTTGCCATATCATATCTCTGAACTAAAGCTCCAGGATAGATTTTCTCAATGGCATCAACTACTTCTTGTTTTGAAGGTCTATGAACTGTTGGGAAGAACAATTTAATAAGCATATATCTACCTTTCCAACTAAACCCAACCATATAGATGTTTCCGGTTTTGGATGGAATTCTTACAGCTTCATCAAGTTCTTTCTGTGAACGAACCCAACTATCAGGAGTCTGCTCATGCTTATCTTTGAACTCATCATGGAGTTCTCTGGGAGTCATATCATTATCTTCACAAATACCTCTCATCAACTTATCGATGGAGTCATATGAAACATCATTCAGTTCAAGAAGTCTTTTCTCAAGTTCATTTACTGCCTTTGCGTCTTCTTTGACACAATTTGGATATTTTTTTCCAAACATGGTCTTCATGCCTTTTTTCTTATAACCCTTCCAACACTTTTCATCAAGAACTTCTACTTCAATACCAGCTCTTCTCATGGCATTGATTTGAAGACCAGTCATTTCAGGAAGAGATATAAACTCTTCATTCTTCGACTTACCATAGTTGGCAGCACCTTTCTTACGACACTGAACCAAACGACCAGAAGCATAAGCAGAAGGCCATACAGAAGCAGATGCCTTTACCTTATGGTAACATGCATCCTTCTTACCACTACCTTTACCCTTCTTGTCCGCTTCATTGATTTCCATTTCTTCTTTCATTTTTTTCTTTGGTTTGTCAGTTGAAACGTAAGTTGGTTTTGCAGCACCAGACTTTGATTGTTGGTTTGGGTCTGCTTTCTTCTTTCTGCTTTGTGCAGACTTTCTCTCTGCTTTCGTCATACTTGCCCTTTTAGAAGATGGCACACACTTGGGAGTTCCTTCACCAGGTTCATCACTTGCACAAGTTCCGCCAGTGACCACATTAACCCATCCAGACTTACCGTCTTTGGATTTTGATCCCTTAAACCATTTATGGAGATTGCCTTCGTTCATTATAACAATAAAAAGGTCTCTTAGTATTTATAATTTATCCATCAAGAGCCAAAGACAATCCAACGGTTAGTCCTGGCAGAGTATTCCAGGAAGTTCCGTTATAAAATTCTAATTTAGTTGAAGTAGAATTATATACTACTGACCCAGCATCAAAAGACCCAGCATCTCTTTGTGCGGTTGTAAAGGTGGGGATGTTCATACGAGCATCAGTACCAC